TGGCCCAAAAAATGCACAGGTTGGAGCAATTCAAGCAGATAATGGGCAGACATATGGTGTCTATGCTGACTATAATCAATATCATAATGAAATTCAAGATTCTTCTGGAAATGTAATTTACAAGGACTTTTCCCAATTTCAAGAGGGAGTGTTTACAGAAGGTTATGATTCAAGCACTTTAAGTTCTAATGATATAGTAAAGATTCAAAGCACTATGGGGCAAGCTGGTGCCACTCAAAACATAAATGATCCTACTTATGGAACTGGTATACCAACTCAACCACCAGCAGGATCATTTGGAATTAGTGATGAGGGAAAAAAACAAGCAGCAGAAAATAGAGCAGCGTTTAATGCAGCAAATTCTGAAAACCAAAATGGTGGGGGACAAGATCTTAATATAAAATTTGGTAAGGTTGATAGTATAATTAGAAAATTACATTTGAGAAATTTAATTTATCCAATAGATGCAGATTTTGGTAATACTCAAGACTATATGCAAATCAATCAATTTACGTATAGACCACCAAATCAAGATTTATTCTTCAAAGACGGATCTAATTTTGCTGGAATACTTA